CGATATTGGATTGAGTCTTCTGTCATCGACGTGTCATCTCGGTCGCACGAAACGCAGACTCCGATCTGGTCGGGACGATTTGCCAGTGAAACATATTGATTTAAAACTCGAAGAAACTGTTCAGGACGCGACCTGGTCGGGCATTTGAGAAGAATACGCATTACTCTTTAGAAAGATGCGCTTTGAACCACTTTACCCGAGGCATCCTTGACATTGAAGTAAAAGGTGTATCCAAACAGAGTCATCTTCGAACCCTCCTCAGCTGTGTTCGTAGAGTTCGGCTGCGCGAATGAAGCACAGTTGGTACCTGCACTAAAGAATGCGGATGCATCGGACGGACCCAGCATATTCGGGTAGGCATGAACGTTACAGACGGACCCTGAGAAACCGCCCGCATCGCCGACTACAATGTCACCTGCCGCAGGACGAGGAACGCCGGGAAGAACGCACGACTTGACCAGCTTGCCATTGATGTACACGTCAAGGTTGCGCTGGAAGACCGTTACAGAGACTGCAAACCAGGTTTGGAGAGGCACATTCTCTACTGTGCAGGTGAAGGAATCACCTGTAGCACCCGCATCATTTGCGGCACCAGGGGAGCTCGACTGTCCAGCACCTGATCCATTGGGGAAGATTGAGACCTTCACATTGATGCTATTGTCCGTCTCGTGAAGAGAGATATCCGGGTTACGGAATGCGGCATTTGTGGAATCCTTGCGATAGATGATACTCTTCTTTTTGCCAAACTGGTAATCCCAGTCCTTGATAAACATCCAGAACTGAACGCCGTTATCAGCACCCTGCGTAATCGGTGCATTTGCTGCTGGAATCTTTTTCATAATTTTTCCATCAAGTGGTACAGGTGCTTGATCGGGAACTGTTGGCGAACCTAGGAGACTCACCGCTTGTTTACCGTTTGATGTCGCAATCGCATTATAGATAAACAGAGCTGCAAGCAGAAGCACAACCAGCCCCACAATCACAACCAGAGCCTTTGCAATGAGACTCATTCCTCCGAATCCCGCACTCACTGCTGTGTTGGACATAGATGGACCGTAGCTAGGACCGTAGAGGGGTGGTCTTGACGATGAGCCTCCCATTTATGTATCACTTACAAAGGAAGTTACGCTAAGACACAATGGAAAAACGAATTGGACCGCCACCAAGAGTACAGACAGTAATGTATTGCAACAACTGTGGTGCAAAGGGTCATCTCTTTCGATCCTGCAGCGACCCGGTCTTGTCATGTGGAATTATTCTTATCGAAAGCCCTACGTTACCTGCAAATCCTGCTCAAACGCGACTCTTGATGATACGACGGAAAGACAGTATGAGTTTTGCTGAATTCATGAGAGGAAAGTACGATCCGGCTAACACAGAGTATGTATCTCGGCTGATCGGAAATATGACCATCGGAGAGCAAACAATGATCGCCGACGATACGTTTGATGCAACATGGAAGTCACTGTGGGGAGATGACCACCTGAGCGGAGACTACGGTCCATCTCAGGTGAAATTCAATCAGCTTGACCGAAAGGCGTTGGTTGCAAACAATCCATCGGTCTACGAAGAGCCTGAGTGGGGCTTCCCCAAGGGTCGCAGGATTCGAGGCGAAACTGACGTAGACTGTGCCATCCGAGAGTTTGGCGAGGAGACCAATATCCCCCGTGACTCGTACGTAGTCTTGAAGAACATCCGATTGGAGGAGACGTTTGAGGGCTTGAACGGAATCTCCTACCGTCACGTGTACTTTGTCGCCTTCCTGAAGCAGCCTGAGATGATCAATCTGACCCAGCGGTTTACGCCGATGCAGCGTCGGGAGATCTCTGGGATTGGATGGAAGTCATTTGCGGAATGTAACCAGTTGATCCGACCGCACCACGTCCAGCGAAAGGCAATGATCGAGGAACTTGAATCGGTTCTGGAAACGTTCGAAACCGTCTAAACACATTTGCTGTAGTCAGACTAATGTTAACAATTATCACGCCCTGCTGCCGTCCAGGGAATCTGCCCGCCTTGCGCGAGTCGATTGATCTGGATGCTATTGAGCGTTGGATTATCGTTCACGACACGACCATGACGCGTGGAGTCTATTCTCCTGCATTTGATCACCCCAAGATCATCGAGATGGGACACATTAGTTCCCCAGGAACGTGTTCGGGCAACAGTCAACGAAACAAGGCGCTCCAGCTTGTTCACTACGGAATGGTCTACTTTTTGGATGATGACAACGTGATCCATCCTGATTTTTGGAAGATCGCGCCCCTTTTTAAGGAGGGTCATTTTTACACCTTTGACCAGCAGCGGTGGGATGAGTTTGTTCCAACTCCGGGTGGGATCTTCAAGGGTGACACGCCGCGTCTACAGAAGATTGATACCGCACAGTATGTGGTGGATGTCCGAATGGCGCGTCCCTGGAAGGAAGACGATTACAAGGCGGATGGTCTCTTCATTGAGGATGTCTATCTCCGATTCTCCCAAGATCACGAGTATATCCCAGTCCTTGCTTCGTACTACAATTACCTGCGGCGCTAGGACGTGAAGCGGAATCCAGCCAAGTAGACCGTAGCGCAGTACGAAACTACGGCGATAGCAAAGACCCACCACCAAACAGGAAAGACTGTGGCTTCACGATCCGTAACCCCGAACGGGCGGATCCGTCCCTCACGCCCGAAGGCGATGGACGGTTTCAGAAACAGGAAGGCAGCCATTAAGAAGAGATAAATTGTCACCATCCAGACACGATGGTTTCGTCGGGTCAAATCCATTGTATGAAGCGGCGTAAAAAGTTCCACACCAAACACAATGAGGGCAGCTCCGGCATATGTGCTCCCTAACCGGAAGGCGTTCTCAGATGCCATTACACGAATGTTCATTAAGTCCGACTACCGTGCGAAAGACAAGGATCCGCTGGATGAAGAAGATAAGAACATTGATCTCTGCACCCAACGGAGTGGCACGGGGCGTGAACTGTTTCCGTATCAAAAGATCATTCGCGACTACCTGAAGATCGAGACTCCGTATCGCGGTTTGCTAGTTTACCACGGTCTCGGATCTGGCAAGACCTGTTCGTCGATTGCGGTGGCAGAGTCACTGTTGAGCACCAGCAAGGTATATGTGATGGTTCCTGCATCGCTTGAAGCCAACTACAAGGAGGAGCTTCAAAAGTGCGGTGATCCAATCTTTGCAGTTGAGAATCACTGGACTGCCCGGACACTGTCCGATGAAGTCCGCAAGGAGGGAAAGCGACTGGGTATTTCCGAGAAGTTTATGGACAAGAACAAGCGCATTTACGTGACCACGCCGAGCCAAACCCCTAACTTTGAATCCCTTGATTCCAAGGATAAGGCGGCGATCCGTGCACAAATCAGTGATATCATTGATCAGCGGTTCAACTTTGTACGCTACAACGGTCTGACTCGTGCCAGTATTGCTGAGTATACGAAGGAGGGACAATATGATGATTCGGTCGTGATTGTAGATGAAGCCCACAACTTGATCTCTCGCGTGATCAACGAGTCGGAAATTACTGGCAAGCTGTATGATGCGATCTATAATGCAAAGCGGTGCAAGATTGTCCTCTTGTCTGGAACTCCAGTGATCAACTCGCCGAACGAAATCTCCTATCTGATGAACCTTCTGCGTGGACCTATCGAGCGGATCACCATTCCCTTCAAGACCATCCCCACGTGGGATGAAGAGAAGATCACCAAGGCATTCCGTGCAGTTCCAGAGGTGGATACCATCGAGTTCAATGCACTGAAGAAGTACGTGATGGTGACGCGTAACCCGCCGCAGTTTCGTTCGACCTACAATGGCGAAGGTGACCGTATTGCGGTCCAGTACGTCAAGGACCTTGCCTTTGTTCCGATTGCCGCTGACTGGGTTGCAGGGATCAAGACTAAGGTTGAGACAGATGTGAGTGGAGGTGAAATCGCAACCGAGAAGATTTCCACAGAGCAGCTCCAGTGTCTGCCCACAGACTACGAGGAGTTTGCAAACTTGTTTCTGGACGGTCTGAACATCAAGAACCCGATGTTGTTTCGTCGCCGTATACAAGGATTGGTCTCCTACTTCAAGGGTGCCGATGAGCGTCTTCTGCCCCGACGTATCGATATGGACGAGACGCTGGTCAAGGTCCCAATGTCTGACGAGCAGTTCACTCGCTATCTGGAAGTCCGTTGGATTGAGATAAAGATCGATTCTCGGCGGAGACGGTCTAAGCTGGATGAAAATCTCAGTACATTCCGCGTTCCGACTCGCCTTGTCTGCGACTACGCAACACCGCCTGAGCTTACCATAAAGGACGACGCAGAGGTCGCGTCAGAGAACAAGAAACCCCCGAAGGAAGAATCGGACGTCGTTATCAAGAAGCTGAAGTCCTCTGCAGAACGCTACCTGTCGGAAGCCGGATTGAAGACGTTCAGTCCTAAGATGCTGAAGATCTTGAAGGGAATCCAGGAAATGGGCGATGGAAACCAATTCGTCTATTCGCAGTACCGATCGCTGGAGGGTCTGGGTATCTTGTCCGCTGTGCTGGATACCGCTGGATGGCAGCCTTACAAGATTATGAAGAAAGCTGGACAGTGGGTCGAAGATCCGGATATGACGGATAAACCGGCGTACACATTCTACACTGGCGAAGAAGACGTAGAAGAGCGTGACTTGACACGTCAGATTTTCAATGGCGTGTATTCCAAGAACTTTCCGGCGTCGCTCAAACAGAGCGTAGATGCGCGTGGCAAGAAGATTCTGACAGTTCTGATGGCATCTGCATCGGGTGCAGAGGGTATTACGCTCAACAATGTGCGTCGTGTTCACATTATGGAACCGCACTGGACACCTGCTCGTCACGATCAGGTCATTGGACGCGCAATCCGTATCTGCTCTCATGCAACGCTTCCCTTGGATGAGCGAACGGTGAAGGTCTCCTTCTACATCTCGGTCTTTACGGAGAACCAGATGAAGTCAGCCGATTATCCGAACATTGTGGCAATCCGTAGAAATGATATGGTCACAAAGCGCTACGAAGGAGATCCCGTCGAAGCCTTCATGTCAACAGACGAGTACCTCTACGAGACTGCCTACGAAAAAGAGCGCATCAGCCAACGGATGGCTCTGCTGCTGAAACAGTCGGCGATTGATTGCGAAATCCATCGGAAGCTCCATTCTCGTGAGCGTCCGGTGGTCTCGTGTATGCGGTTTGATTCCACCTCGTCTGGCGACGATCTAGCCTTCAGACCTAATATTAAAAATGAAGAGTTGGATGAGACTGTGTTGCGTAACACATCCAAGAAGCACCGCGTCTTGCAGAAGGTGCTGGTGAAAGGGTTATCATTGATCATTGATCGCAATACCAAGGAGGTCTTTGACGGTCCCGCTTGGGATGACAATCAGCGGCTACTGCGAATGGGAAAGATGATCAGCGCAACTTCGATTGAGTTTCTGCTTTGATGTCCGCGATCCACCCAGCACACACCTCATCCCAGGTCTTGAACTTCCAGTGCAGTGCGGCATCCTTGTAACGAGGAAGGTTGGCAATCATCGTCTCCATCTCATTCGCAAGATCCTTGTAGTCGAACGTCGGCGCCCAAAGACCAAGGGGCATCGTACCCGAAAAGTACACACGATCCACGGGCTTCACAAATCCACAGACTCCGGTGTTCATGAACGAACGGTACGTTCCAATATCTGTCACAATCTGCGGTGCACCCGTGTATAGATGCTCAATCTGGCAGAGACCAAATCCCTCGCCGTCTGACGTATTCACACCGATATCTGCAGCATTGTAGATCTCGTTGATTGACGAGTCGGGGACCGGCTTTGCAGATGTATCCACGAGGAGAAGACGCTTCGCAAACTCAGCCACATCGAGACCCTGGCGCTTCATCTCCGCTGCATAGACGCGGCTGAGATCGTAGTAGGCACCCTGCTGACCGTTCAGACCCGTGACAACCATAAAGTAATACGGCTTGGTGGGATTGCGCTTAAGGAGCTCAACAAATCCCATCACTGCCAAGTCGTGGCGCTTGCGCTGACTGTTGCGGTTGGCATTCACAAACAGGACTGCCTCCGGTCCGATTCCCATCGTGGCACGGATCGAGGTACGAACAGCGTCTGGAAGCTTCGAGAACAGAGTCGTATCCACCGCATTCTCCAAAACGCGAATGTCAGGGAAGGGAGCATAGTCTGCATAGATGTCCGCCCAGTACTTGGTGAAGCAGTACACGCGGTGGGCATTCTTCGTGATCGTCTCAATCAGCGGAGGGGCAATACCCTCATAGACCTGATCCACATAGACCCACAGCTTGTAGGGAGACGTCTCCTTGTCAAACTTCATTGCCTCGACAAATCGGTGGATGATGAGGGGATCATTGTAGATCATCACTACATCGGGGTTCACCATCTCCAGGTACTCGTGGATCTTGTTGAATCCAAAGCCCTCCTCCTTGGGATCCTCGTTTGCAGCGGCATCGTAGGCAATTACACTCTTGGGGACCACGCGGATACTGCTGCGCGCGGGGAGACGCTGGAAGCCAAAGTGATACGTCTTCACCGCCGGAGCCAGTGTCGCGAGCTGACCAAGAAGGTTGTAGACGACCTTCGAATAACCCGTCGTCTGATCTACGTGCGTGCTGATAAGAACAAACCGCATTGTATGGTTAGTCTTTTCTCTCCGTAAATCACAATGCCGTTACTCCGGCCGACCGCATCTGATTTCACTGCAACTGTGAAAGCCGTCGCTCAGTATATTGCACCTGGGGCTACCGCTAAGTCATCCAGATCTGGCGGCGGCATGCTAGTGGCACCGCCCAGTCTGGGCGCTATTGCTCGGGCATCCCAGGTAGGTGCATTGATGTCACCTACGACGAGCGCGGTGAATATCGGCGGCGTAACTCGAGCTGTGGTAGCAGGGGCTGGTCCGTTTGGTCCATTAAGTATATCAGAATGTACATTGTGGTTTGACGCATTCGATGCATCATATGCGGCGACAGGAAATACCATAACCGCATGGACTAACAAATCCGGTAAAGCATCAGCAACTACAGGAGTAGGGACTGTGTCAAAAAACCAGGCGACTCTGAATGGAAAATCGTCCGTTCGCTTCGCAGCCGGTATAAATTATTTGTCTATAGGACCTGTTACCTATTTGACGAACTTCAGAAGCTTCTTCATTGTTGGTAACTTCCCTAATGCGTATGATATACTTTATGAGAACGCCGATTCTTACGGCGGTCAGATAGACACCAGTGGAGGCGCCATTTCGCTTAACTATCCCGGTAGAAACATGCTTGTGACCTTAACTCCAACTGGATTCTTCGGCAGTCCATGTATCTTAAGCATATCTTCATCAACTGGGAATGCTGGTATCTGGGTCAATGGAACAAGTCAAACAATTGCACTAAATAATTTAGGTACGAGCATTTTTACACCAGGAACAACTGTAGCCGGTACCACTTGTCTTGGAGGCGCTTCTGCATTTTCAAACGGCGCTAGTGTGGATATGTACGAATTTATACAATATGACGGGATACTTACTCTTTCTGATCGTCTGAAAATTGAAGGCTACTTGGCGTGGAAATGGGGGCTTCAGTCATCTTTGCCTCCTGGACATACGTATAAATTAAGTGCACCTATATAATCTCTCCGTAAATCACAAATGCAGGTCAACTCGGCTCAAGACTACCTGACTCAGATGAAGCGCCAGATCATTGCAAAGTCACTGACGCTGGCTCCTCCTCCCCAGAAGCGTCGTACAAATACTCAGTATATTGGTATACTTGCCAACAAGGCTGATCGGTATGATATCTTTGTCGGCGGTGTCGGTATCAATACAGTCGGTCCCGCTACGCTTGGAAAAACCTATACATCCACATGCTGTGTCCCCGCCAACACTGCGACCACGACCTATTTAGTCTAATCTCAGTACTAACACAATATGCCGGGAGGTCTACTTCAATTGGTGGCGATTGGAGCCCAGAACGAACTTGTGAATGGAAACCCGTCAATGACGCATTTTCGGGCGGTCTATCGGCGGCATACAAACTTTGCAATGGAAGCGATCCGAATGACCTTTTCAAGCTCCAACTTGGAGTTTGCACAGACGACAACCCGGACGATTCAGTGCCGTATCGATCGGTACGCACAGCTCCTTCACGATACCTACTTGGTCGTGACACTTCCCGATATTTGGTCGCCTCTCGCGCAGCTGGGGTCCAATTCTCCTCCTACTGGATACGACCAGCGGTCCAACGCAATCGGATATGAATTCAGGTGGATTGAAAATATTGGATACAACTTGATTGACCACGTAGAGATCACGGCAAACGGTCAGGTTCTGCAGACCTTTACAGGAGAGTGGCTCAAGTTCTACTCGTATCTGACACATGATCCCAACAAGCGGAAGATTGTCGATCAGATGGTGGGTCACATTCCGGAGATGAACGATCCGGCAAACGCCTACGATCGCATCGGACAGTATCCTCACGCAGTCGTGCCGTTGAACCAGCCAGGTGGAATCCCTAACACAAAGGTTCCCGAGCCCTCGATTCGGTCTCGCCAGTTGGTGATCCCTCTTCATTTCTGGTTCTGCGAGAATCCTGGTATGGCGCTTCCGCTGGTCTCGATGCAGAACTCGGATGTCTCAATCAATGTCACGTACCGCCCTCTGAACCAGCTGTACACCGTGATTGACGTGAATCCCCTGAATACGACCTACGGAACACGGATCCGTCCGAATACAAATGACTATGCAATTGGTCGGTTCCTGAGCCCGCCCACTGTGAATGGCAGCTCCTCCAATCCTGCCTTGGCATCCTTCTTCCCCGACCCGTATTTGGAGGGGAACTTCATTTACCTGACGGAGATGGAGATGGCACAGTTGGCATCTGCAGATCAGACCTTCTTGGTAAAGACCGTACGATACACAAACAATACAGGTCAGTATGGCGGAAACTCGGACATTGAGATTCCCTTCTTCAACTTGGTGACTCGTCTGGTGTGGTCATCTCAACGCTCGGATAAGATTCTGTCGAACGACTGGGATAACTACACGAACTGGGATGACCCGAATCGCGCTCCCTTTACAAGCAATGGAGTGACAAACGATGTCTTTTCCACTGTGACAAACTCGACTGAGACACAGACGTTCTTGTATTCCAGCGGTCAGCAGCAAATCACATCGGTCTATCCCCGTGATCCGCTGAGCCAGGGACAGCTCTTGCTGGATGGCAATGAGCGATTCTCGATTAAGCCGACGAACTACTTCTCGCTACTTCAGATGTACAAGCACACAACAGGCGATGCTCCTCTTCTTCCTGGAGTCTACATGTATTCATTTGCACTGAACAATGATCTGTACCAACCGAGTGGCGCCATCAATGGCAGTTTGTTCAATAAGGTCGTTCTGCGGTTGACTCTGCAACAGCCCCTTCCGACGGCGGCGGGAGTTGCATCCCAGCAAGTTGTATGCGTCTTGAAGTCAACGGTGTTCTCCCCGAATCCGGTGGTGATCACGGCGGCGCAACAGCTGTTGGTTGATCCAGTGACCGGACTTCTTCTGTATCCTCCGGATACGCTTGTTACGGTGGTTCGTAACACAAACGGAGAGAATGTCATCTTTGCCTACACCTACAATATTGGATGTTACGTCGAAGCCATCAACTTCCTGCGAATTACGTCTGGTCTTGCGAATTTCGTGTTTGCTAACTAACAATGGGTATCGTAATCAACCAAGCCACGTGGGGCGACGAGACCGCCACCACCGATATCACCACAAGTATGCAGGAGAAGGCAAAGCCCGGATACCTCGATCTGATTGCCGATACGACTCTTGTTCCGGCGTTGGATTTACTGTCGGGTTCAAAAAATGTAACCATATCCGACTCGGAAAAGGCAGATATCAAAAAACTGGCGACTGAGCTCTGCGGGTCTGCTTCAGACAATAAGTGCATCCAATTTCAGTCAAACCAGCTGGAATCGACAACCCTGCAGAAGAAGGTGGCAGAACAACAGTCGTCGGCAAACATTGTGACCGGGCGCAGATTGACCTTGACGTACACAGACGACCAAACAGGACAGAAGCGTACAGTCGCGATTCCTGACGGACAAAAGGTAAAGTTTGGAACACCGCCAGCAGTGAAGATGCCGGACTTTACGCCTTCCAGTACGATTCTGGGATTTCTTGGAACATTCTCTAAGATTGCAATGACCCTGCTCTACGTATTTAGTATTGGAGCAACCTACCGTCTGCTGATCCTGACAGGTCAGACAATGCTTGCCTATGTGCTGACGGCAATTTCCATTGTGATCCCGTATTCCGGACTGCTCATGACCCCGATCGCCCTGGGAATCCTCAAGTATATGGAGATCAAGGCTAGCGTGCCAAAAGTTGTCCCTGGAGTAGTATAATGTTCCATCTTGAGTGGATTTCTGCGGGTATCATCATTGGCATGCTGATCGCCTGTATTGTGATCCCTCCAACTCGGAAGCAGGTCGCTGTACCGACTCCCTATGATACGGATCTTTTTCATACCGATACGGGGTGTATTCGCACACATGCCATTGAGGTCCCGTGTGGAGCCGAAGCAGATTCGCTGAATCTACTCGCAAGTCTTGATAAGAAGTAATGCTTGACATCACTAAGGCAATTGAACGTGCCGGACCTTTCTTCTCCTTCGTGATTGGTCTGG